TGGACCTGCAAATGTATAAGAATTTGCAGGAGATCCGGAAACTTTCATTTTGAAAGTCCCGTTTTCTACTGAAGCGATTCTAGTTGTGCCATTATTGGGCGCTGTGTATTCAGTCAAGCTATCAGCTAATTTCACAAGGTTTTCTTGATCAATCTGACTTCCTAGAGCCTCAATCCTTCTTGTGATCCCCTCAGAGTCTTCTGTGTACTTATTCTTAGAAATGTAATTCTCAGATAGATTCTCACGGATAGTCTTCAGGGTGTTGCTTGTCTGCTCTTCTGTGTAGCGCTTCAACCTTGACTCAAGGATTCCGCTTTCTCCAGTATATTCTTCAAGCGCTGTGATTTGAGTTTTAAGACCTTTCGCTGTACGTTCAAAAGATGCTGAAGCATTTGTGACAATAGATTCCAGATCTTCTGGTGCTGGTCCTGCATCTGTTCTGGTATTGCTTTGTGTTAGCTCTACCTTTTTGAATGAAATTGATCCAGCTTCACTATATCCAATGATGATCCTCCAGAAGTCAAACTCATCGCTCTTTTCTAAAACAGGGACAGAAACTTTGTATAGCTGCCAATCATCTGTCAATTGAAATTGGGCATAAATTCTTTCCGGATTGTTTCCGGATTTTCTATTTTCACGCAAAGAAGCCCACATTGTACCAGAACCACTATTTCTTTTAGCGTAAAAAGAAATAGTGTAAGGCTCGCCTTTCTCTAGATAATCCAGAGCAGTTGTTTTTGAAGTGGCCCAGCTTGGTGCTGTGCTAGAAAATAGCTGTGCTTGTTTCCAAGTGTTAGTGTTGCCTGAAATAGTATAGATACCATTTTCTGCTGTGCCGGTTGAATCGCTTGAATCGCCATGAGCGAAAAACCAAAGACCACGAGTGAAATCATAGTCTTCAGCATAGTTTCTCGAACCAACTTTCAGACTTGTGAACTCTTCTTTGACCTCTGCCACTGTTTGTTCCACATAAGAGCGATCTGCTTTGCCAGCCGTCACATTAGTCAGGTCAGAGATAGCTTTCTCTGTGGTCTGTTCAAAGCGTGATTGTTCGCCTTGAATACCGACAAATTGGCTTTGTGTTTGATCTTTGAAGTCATTGATTAGTTTCTTGATATCCACATTGCTGGTTTGCAGTTGGTTTGTAGTAGCTTCCAACCCTTGCATCTTTACTTCAATGCCATTGTATTGAGCTTTGAACTCTTCTACAATTTCATTCTTGTTTGCTTGGTTTGCTGCTGCTATCTTCTCAGTAACTTGAGCTGAGATTTCCTCTTTGACTACTTCAGCTTGTGCTTTGGCTTGCTCAATTCCATCAGTGATCTCTTTTTCCAAAGCTCCTGCCTTGTCTTCAAAAGCCCTATTGGCATTGTCAACCAACACTTTCAATTTCTTGTAGTATTCATCATCCTCTTGAGTCTTTTGGACTGTATCTAGGATTTCAGATGCTACATCAGAAATTCCATTAGAGCCTGACATGCCTCCACCGTGTCCGGCCTTGTCATCAAATGTAAGAGATATATACTCTTCTGACAGAGCATCATAGACATAACCCACAGCTTTTTTCTTCAGCATGACATCATGCTTCAAGCTCATGATGGTCACTGTATCACCAAGATGCACAGTCTGACCATCTAGCTCATAGGCTTCTATCTTGATCTGATCAGTAGGTTTATCAATGTTTCCATTCTTGAATTTGGCTTCACCCCATTTTCTCAATTCTTCCTCTGTAGTAAGATCATTGTTCTCATACTCAGCTTCATTGATGTAAGGGTAACTACCAATGAGGGGGCTGTCCACAGTGACTTTCAGAACCGTGTCTTCTTCTGCTCCCTCTAGTTTGAAGGTTGATTTCAGATGCAGTCTTGTGATGATGCTAGAACTGCTCTTGTTTCGTTCATACTGTTTCAGGTTTTGATGTGTGGTAATTACCACACCACGATCAATCCCCCGACTTTTAGGAATATCAATCAGGAAGTTGTCACGAATCATCTCACCTTCCCAAGCGCCAACAATGGAGTGTTTCCCGTCCATCAGGATCTTATAAAGTGTTTCATCCTCTGTGGTATTGAAAGTTCTATTGTCCATGATGTTGCTTGTGAAAGAAAACTTCCCAAGTGGTGTCTTGACTGCTGAGATCATAGCATTCAAGGCGATTTGACAGGTTGAGTTTGAAACCTTGATAGGCCGAACAGAGCGCTTGAAGATGTCTTCTGTGATGTGCTGACAAGTCAGGCTCACTGTGTCATCTTGCTCGCTGATCTCCTTGATCCGGAACAATTGCCGGCCAGTGACAGGAGTTGGGGCGATGATGAGCATGTCTTCCTGAAATTTCTTATAAATTTCAGTGTCTGTGATTGGATAGTCAACCTTGAGTGTGTAGCTCTCATTGGTTACTTCTTCAACTTCTGCTTTTGTTGCTTCATGGAGTGGTTGCCCATTCCATTTCACTGTTTGAACATTTCTGTCTAATAGATATAGAATTATAACCACCCCCAATTAGTTTCAAAGACAAGTGATTGAATACCTGGCCCTAAAACCACACCAACAGTCTTCTGGCCTTGGTTAGCGTCAATTGTGATGAAGTCTCCTGACCACTTCACCAGATTCCCTTTCTTGTCAAGGAAACTTGGATTCTGTGGATCATTCACCATCACAGCGCTCTCAGATAGTTGTTCAAGCTTGATGGTTTGCTTTCCAATCGTGAAGCTAGTCTCAGATGAGCTATTTCCTCTAATTATGATTTTAGGGAACGCTAGTGAGCTGCCTTGTAGCCTGAGAACACCATTTGAAGTGAGAGTTTGAACATCGTTGTTCTTCATGTATTTTGTAGGGTGACAAACAAATGTCACTTCCACAGAATACATTTTTGTTTTATCTCTCTGAGTGTCAGACACCTTTGTCTGATAACAGAACCATCTTGTGAGTTTGTTCTGTTGGTTCTCAAGCCAGAAATTCCTTTTGGAAAGGAATTGAACGAATTCAAGGATTTGCAATTCTGTTGGGTTGATGAGTTGAAGAGTGTATTTCTTCTCAATCGCTTCTCTGTGAGGGTTTGACTGAACAATATATCCACTAACTCCATCATGGCTCAACAGCTTATCCTTTGACAGACCGACTTGAATTGTAGGGCCTTCAAGCACAATCACATCAAATGGAAATGATGAGGTTCCAACTCCATCAATAATCAATTCGTTGTACTTTACCATGCAGGCGCTCCTCTCAATTCTTTCTGTCTTCTCAATTCAGCAGCTATCTTCTGAGATACCTTATTAGCGATCTTCTCAATATCAGCTTCTTCTCTGATGATGTTGTCAGAGATGTTGATGTTGATCACGGTTCCTTGTGGGTCCATTGTTTGGGCGATGCCACGGCCAATGGCGCTCAAGTTCCGTTCATTCAGTGGCAGGACTGCTTCTTTTCCAGCTTCCCCACCAACCATCAGGCTATTCCCATTCATGCCAAACGCTGTGGGCTTGGTTAAGATCCCACCTTTGGCATACCATTCAATACCGATACTTGGAATCCCTTTACCTTTTAGCCAGTCCATTGGGTTCAGCGATCCACTGGCCTTGAAGTGAGGTAATGGGATGTGTGGCCATTTGAATTGGAAATTGAAGAAACCTTTAATTCCGTCAATGGCTTTTCCTACTAGATTTTTGGCACCGTCAATGGCTCCTCCAATCGTGTCTTTGATACCATTCCAGATGCTTGATGCAGTTGAGCTGATACCGTTCCAGACCCCTGAAATCGTGCTTGAAATTCCATTGAACACACTTGAGACCGTGCTTGAAATACCATTCCAGATGCCTGATAGGGTTGAGCTGATACCATTCCAGATGCTTGATGCAGTGCTTGAAATAGTATTCCAGATATTAGACAAGATCTGAGCCATCGCATTGAATACAGATTCAGCAATACTCTTGATACCATTCCAGATGCTTTCAGCGATGCCCTTGATGGATTCCCAAGCCCCAGACCAGTCCCCGTTGATAATTTGCATCACAGTCTTAATGATGCCTAATACCACATTGATAGCTGTTTCAACAACCGTCTTGATGGTGTCCCAGACCGTAGAAATTACTGTTGAAATGTTATTCCATGCCGTTTGAATGAATGGGCCAAGAACATTCATGACTGTTGTCACTACTGCTGAAATAGCGTTCCAGACCGTTTCTGCTGTCTGTCTGATCAATTGCTGATTGTCGTTCCACCAGCTTGTCAGCGTTCCCCAAATTTGCATTACAAAATCAGAGATAGCCTTGACAACAGTGTTGATGACTGACATGATAGCATTCCAGACTGTTTCAACAGCGGTTCTGAATCCCTCATTGGTTTCCCACAAGTGTTTGATAACCAAGACTATTCCTGTGACTGCTGCAATAACAGCAGCTATCACTCCAATGATTGGCAATGCAGCAGCTATCAGCCCTCCTATACTTGCTCCCACAGCGACAGCAGCCGCCTGAAGAGCGAGGAAGATTGGCGCAAGTACACCAGCTACGGTTACAATTGTTCCGAAAACTACAACAAAGTTTTTGATGGGGCCAGGTAAGTTGTTGATCCATTCTGCTACTTTCTTAAAGACATCCACAATGATGTCAAGGGCGGGAGCGAATGTTTCAGCAATTGCTCCACCAACTTCAGCCATAACGATTTTCAAACCGTTTTGTGCTGTGGTGAATTTGTCAATGGGATCTAGGGTATTTTCGTAAGTTTGAGAAACCAGACCGGCTGACACTTGTGAGGTGTAGCCTAAATCTTCCATGTTGAACTTCCCACGTTTGATTGCATCAATCATTTGAGGGGCTTTCTTAGCACCAAAGATCTCCATAGCGATTCCCATCGCTTCGGTCTCTGACTTGCTGTTCTTGATGGCTTCAATGGTTTCATTCAGACCTTGCTTCATGGTCTTTCCTTGCTTGGTATATACACCAGCGGCCTTTGTCAGTCCTGAAAGCGCTGAGGATGAATCCACCCCGTTTTTCTCGAATTGACCAATAAGGGTGACTGCTTCACCAAATTCAAGACCAAGCATCTTGATTTGAGGCGCTCCATCAGTTGCCTTTTTCATCAACTCATCAACAGAAACCCCGGTATCTTGAGAAACATAGGTTACATTATCCAGAATCTCTGTTAGGTCATCGATAGATAAGCCGTAAGCTTCCATTGCTTGTTTTGACTGGATTGTTGCATTCGTGACATCTGTCCCATTGATCTCAGAGAACTTGATCATGTCTTCTGAGGTCACTTTGAGAGCGTCACCGGTCAATTTGAATTGAGTGTTGACTTCACCAACAGCATTCCCGATGGTACTGAAATCAGTAGGGACTTCAGTGGCTATGCCGTTAGCAATGCCTTGCATTTCTTCAAGAGCTTTCCCACCAGCACCGGTCTTGGTGACAATGGTGTCCATTCCTTCATCAATTTCCCGGAATGCATCCAGAGCGCTCTTTCCAAAATCAACCAACTTTTGACTGATCTCAGATAGCTTCTCAGAGAATTGATTCAGTAACTCAGCTTTCAGAAGCTTGTTTGTCTCTTCAAGACCACTACTGGCTTTCTTTCCTGACTCACCAAGATTTTCCATTTCATTGGCAAGCCCGTTGAAGGCAGCCTTGGACTCATTCAGTTGAGTCTCTAACTTGTTGACTTCTGTTGAGTTCTCACCGTATTCTTGTTTAGCAAGAGCAAGTTGTTTTTCAAGATTTTCGACCTGTTGAGCAACAATCTCACTTTGCTTCCCAATCTTTTGTTCAGCAAGTGCCAGCTTGTCTGCTTCGCTAGCATTGGAACCCATTTGGCTTTCTTGTAGTTTGAATGAGCTGACAACTTTGTCACCTTCACTTGCAAGGCGCTGTTGCTCATTTTGAAGCTCTTTCAGTTGCTCCCGGTTGGATTTTGTGGCATTCCCATTTCCGTCCAATGCCTTGTTGACATTTTCAAGCTTGTTCTCATAGCCCTTCAGGATGTTCTCTGTCTGGACCACTTCCCGTTGGAATGCACGGTATTGATCAGCGCCAATGTCACCACTCTTGAATTGAGCTTCTACTTGTGCTTGTGCCTGTCTCAATGTCTCCAACTTCTCTTTTGTAGTTGAGACTTGTTTTTGGAGGACTTCTTGCTTCTGAGCCAATAGAGTCACATTCCCTGTGTCAAATTTCAGAGCCTTGTCAATACTCTTCAATTCTTTTGCTGCTTCAATAGAGGCAGAATTTACTTTTTTCAGGGCATTTTGAAGAGGCTGTGTGTCCCCACCAATTTCAATTTTTATCCCTTTAATATTACCGGCCATATTTCCTCCTTTCACATAAAAATATAAAGAGCGCCTAAAGGTTTCTTGTGGTCAATCGTCCATCTATTCGATGAACTTGACCTCAGATTCTTCCTCTCAGCACTCTATTTCAGACTAAAATGAGTCAAAATCTGACTGTGTGGCTTTGCGTGTTTCTGATTTGTTCTCAGTACGCAAATTCACATAATCTGTTTGGTAATCCAGAGCCATTCCAATTGAAATGTGCTTCAGGTCATCAATTGTAAGACCAGTTTCTTTACAGCAAGAGAGATAGGATTCTACTGTAAAGATTTCATCACTGGCTGATTCTGACTCATCTGGTTTTTTTTTGATGTCATTGTGTCGTTAATCATTTCCATTAGGATTGGAGCGATGTCCTGCAAAGGAAATTCTTCCATCTCCATGAAAAATTGTTCATAAGGCTTGATGTGTGGATTTCCTGATTTTGTGAAAACCCAAAACAAGCGATTGAAGAAGGTCATGTCAAAATTGGCTAACATGTTGATGTCAACTTCATTGTTGCCATTCTCAGCCATCTGCATGATATTTTGATTTGAGATCATTCCAAATAAATCTTGGAAGAAATCTTTCCCAAATTCACTCTTATAAGCGATAGGAGTGTAAGCATTGGTTACAAGCTCATACTCCTTTTCACTAATGGTCACACTCTTACGCATTTAAGACCTCCTTAATTACAAAGCTTGATTAGGTTCATAGACCTTTTCAAACCATTTCTTATAAACTTCTTGATCATCCGCTGATGTGATGGAACGTTTCACAACTTGGTCACCGGGACGAGGGCTGGCATTGAAGCTCAATTCACGTTCATTCACGTTGGTTCCGTTCTTGGTAGCTGATCCGCTCGATGGGCGACTTGCTGAACAGTAATACATGACATGGCGTGTCTTGTTAGCATCGCCAGCAAATTCAAACATAAGTGCGAAGTTGGTTGTCTTCGCATCTGCTTTTTCTGTGACCACTCCTGTTGTAGAGTCTTTGATGTCACCCAAAATTTTTGTTGCGAATGCTTCAATGATGTGTGGGACTTTGAATTTACCTTCGTAACCTTCGTTTGAGTTGACGAAGTAATAATCAATGTTATCAGCTTTCACTGATCCTGAATCCCCTTTAGGGTCCAGCGTCAATTCCATCGCTCCAGGGAAGCGGAATACTTGACCATAAGTGATCACTCCTGCCTCACTGATTGATTGGATTGGTGCCACATGGACATTTTCAAGTCCAAATGTAACTTTGTTTTCAGTCATTTCTTTCCTCCTCAATATAGATAGACTTCATAAGACTTCACAAACAGTCTTTCTGATTCAATAAAATTTTCTTCTTGAACATCATAAAAGAGCTTGTGGTCATTCCACAGCTCTTCCAATCGTTCTTCTAGCTCCTCATCTTTTCGTTCAAATGCCAATTCTACAGTGACAGCACGGATCATGTATGATGCTTGATTGTCTGTTCCTGTGATAGATGGCAAGCTTTCAAAATAGACAAGGTAAGGCAGCGTGGGGACATTTCCTTCCCTGAATGCCTTGTAAGTGACTGGCAAGCCAGCCTTCTCCAAAATCTCTGCAAATTCTGACAGCTTCATCTTCCAAGCTCCTTCAATTTCTTTTCAAAATTCTCAATAGCGTGATCTTCTGCCGGCTTGATGTGTACTATTCCGGAAACCCGTCCCCCGTTCCTCTTTAAGTGGCCAAATTCAAGCAAATGTGGGAGACGGTAATTTGTGTTGTGAACCACAAAATTACCTTTCCCCATTTTTGTTTTTTTCCACGATTTGGCATACTTACCACCTTTTGCCCTTGGACTTTTTGGACTTGTGGTTTTTAATTCTTGGACGGCCTCTTCTGCTGTTTCTTCCGCTATCTTGTCCACTTCTTCTTCAACTTCTGTGGAATACTCTGCTAATGCTTTAGCAATTTGACTGGCTAGATCTTGGCTCATGTCATTTTCTCCACCAGAGTCAATTCAAGGATGTTGAGGTTGATTGGATATGTCTTCAAAATCCGGTACTCTTTACCGCCAAATTCAGCAAATTCCTGATTGTCGTATTCAAAGCTATGAATATCAACAATCAAATTTGGACGAATGCCAGCCTGATTGGCTTGGTAAAATTCGGACCGTGTAATAGATTTCTTTTTACAAAAAATTGTAGTCTTTGCTTTCTCAGTCAGATCTTGCTTGAGCTTATCCTTACCTGTAATTTTAAAACCTATCAATGTGATTTCATCATTCCACATCTCACACCTCTTTCTTAGAAGAGATTTGCAGATTGTGCAAGCGCCATTGAAGGTGGCGTGGTAAATCAACACCGCCTTCATAGCGATAAGCAGCAAAGTCAACAATGAACATTTCATGGTCAGCACGATCTGGAACCAATTCAACACCCAGATTGTTTGTTAATTCGCTGATGACGCTTGAGACAATCTTCTCCAGTGTTTTATCTCGCAAATTTGAAGCAATTCCTAATTTGATTTTAAGTAATTCCACTAACTGACCAGTGTCCATGTTATTCTTCCTCTTTCTTAGTTGCTTTCTTGCGCTTTGGCTTCTCTTCAGTAGCTTCTTCTACTTCCTCAGTAGCTTCTTCCACTGCTTCGGTGGTCTCTTCTGCTTTCTCAGCAGTTTCTTCCACCTCTTCAGCAGCCTCCTCTACTTTCTTAGTAGCTTTCTTCACTACTTCATCAGTGATGAAAATCGAACCTGCTGAGTTGAATCCTGTCAAGAGACTTGTAACAAACTCTTGATCAGGTTCATAACCTTTGCGTGGGAAGACATCATCAACCTTATATTCATGTTGTTCCGTGTCACGCATGTCCTTGAATGGACGGATTACTGTATAGGGCATGTGATACCTCCTTACGCTACAACATCAGTGTATGTGCCAAAGAATCCAGCAGCAGCATCTACTTTCTTAACATCCAAACGGATGAAGAGTCCAAGCAATTGGCCATAGATGTCATTGTTGACCCATTTAACAGATACTTGAGAACGGTCAAAGAGTTTTACAAATTCTGAAACATCGCCAATAAAGAACTTCATGTCTCCTTCAGCTCCAAAGACTGTATCATCTACCGGGTAGATTGTTTTGCCACCAAATGAGTAGCCTGTAGGTGATGCAACGTCCGTTTGAAGCATGTAGCGACCATTTTTATCTTTCACTTTGTCAAGTGCTGCAAACATTGATTGAGTTACAACAATACTTGCTTTGTAGATTGATTTAAGTTTCTTGTTGTAGATGTCCTTGATGCCATCGAATCCAGCAGCATCTGCTTGAGTTGCTGATTTGAGGATAGTAGCGACCAATGACAATTCTGTGTTTTCACCTTGATTGAATACTTCATCTTCTACAATTGACATGATGTCATAATCAGCATCATCAATCATTTCTTGAGATACAGGAATGTATCCACGGTAAGTCTTGATTGAGTAATCAATTTCGCTGATGCTTGGTTTTCCAAGTTCAGGATTAGCTTTCAATTCATCAGTTGAAGCCATTTTGCTGTCTGTCTTCTTGATAACTGGATATTTACCAGAACCACTATTGACTTTGACACGTTGGACAAGATCCAAGAGTGGATTGCGTGTTTTTTCAAGGAAGTGAGGTTTCAACACTTCAGTTGGGATCAAAGCAGCGCTTCCAGAGTCAGTTGTTTTAAGACCTTCAATGTCACGAGTTTGACCAGTACGAATGAATTTAGCAATTGCGTCACGTTCTTCCAATTTCTTTCCTCCACGTTGCTCAACATCTTTGAATGTTGGAGCTTTCCGATTTTGTTCATCAACTTGTTTTTGAAGATCTTCAATTTCTTCTTCAAGTTTTGCTTTTTCTGCTTGCTTTTCTTCCAATTCTTTTTGGAGATCTTCAAGGCTCTTTTCAACTGTTGAAACTTCTTCTTCAGTTTCAGCACGGTCCAGTTTTTCTGCTTCAATTGCAGAACGGTTGTTCAATTCTTCAATTGCTTCTTCCAATTCAACAACCTTATTTGCTTTTGTGCGCATACGTGCGCCCAAGATCAATGCTTTGTTCATAGATTGTATTTCTCCTTAATTTTCATTTTGCGTTCATTTAACGCTTCAAGATTGGCACGTTTCAGACATTCAAAGTCTTTCTTTCGTGCAGCAATTTCAGTCTGTGGATATGCTGGGAACGTGCAAGGGCTGATTTCAAAAATTTCAAGCTCTAACACGGTATCAAGATAAGAACCATCTTCACGCTCAATAGTGTCCACCTTGATTGGCATAAATCCAAAACTGCATCCAACAATATCCCCACGCTGTACACGGGCATAGGCTCCCATAGCGTCAGGATCATTCCTGTTGATGATAATGTCACTATAAAGGCCTTTGTCATCAACTTTGAGACTCACTGTACTGTTTCCTGTGCGCCCTAAAACTAGGTTATGGTCATGATTGAACAATGCACGGATATCCGCATTCTTGATTGCTTCTTCCACTCCTGCACGTTTAATCACTTCAAAGTAGCCGGGCCACAGCTCAGTTTCTTCATCGAATCGAATGAAGTAGCCACTCAGAATCAAGTCACCAGATTCTTGTTCTTCTCGTGTCTCAAATTGAGTAGCGATGTAGGAATTACGTTTCTTCACTGGCATTTCCTCCTTCCTTGTTTAATTTGTTCTGATTGCCTAACTCGCCTTGTGGCAGATAGTTTTCAAGAACAATAATTTCATCCATTTCAGGATCTGGAGTCATACCAACCCAATCTCTCCACTCATTTCTACGCATTGCGGCACTGTTGGTCATTTGTTGAGCGACAGTTGAAAGCTCTGTGATGTCGTAAGAATATAGTGAACGTGGATTGAATTTGAAGTAGCGTGTGGTTGAAGTCAGTAGGTCTCTTGTAAGTGTCTGAGTAATCGTTGTTGCGATGCTCATTATTGTGGTGTTTACAAAGTTGTTGTATTCTTCTTTGTTGAAATCTCCTACACCTAACACAAAAGCCGGAACACCTAACATTCCAGCTACTGTCTTCTTATCAATTTCTACTGACTCATTCAAAGCTATGTCATTCAAACTTAATGGCTTCACTTGTTCAACTTCCATCAAGGCATCAGGAACAATCCAAGGTTCCCCTGACTGGCTTGTTGTCAAGTATTTCTTAGCGATTTTTTCCCGCCCCTCAACAGTTCCAAGTTCTTCACTGGATGAGTCCACCTTCACAATGAGGCTTGGAACGTTCTTTCCGTTCATAAAGCCCTTTTTGGTCTGTGTGGCCATGTTCAAGTTTCGGACAATGTCTTTCAAAGCCAATCTAAAACCGGTCCCAATATAAGGCCGGTCTGGATCCGGATTGATGGCAAAGTGGACCACTTCATCTGGATTGAAATCAGTGTCCCTAAAATGGATCATGTATGTCAGATCATTACTTTTGAACGACACTTCTGACATTGGGAATGGTCTGAGATTGCTGATGTAGTCAGTCATTGGATCGTATTCCACATGTAGGACAGAATTCCCATCGCCAAACAGGAGCAAGTCCCTGACAATCTTGAAGATCCATGATTTTCTTGTCATGTGATCACAAGGGTTGATGTCAATCTTGCGGGCTAACCCGTCCTTGATCCGTACATCACCGGATTTTGTATTCTCCATGAGCTGGATCGTCATGTTTGAGACCATATCAGCAATTTTATTGACTGCCATGATCACATCTGGATTTCTTGCCAGTGGAATGTAGCCATCCCCGTCATACATGATGCCTAAATCAGAATTGCCAAAGCTGGTGAACATTGTTTGAGACTTCCCACGCTTGAATAGTTTGTCAAAGATTCCCATATTTCTCACCTCCTTTCTACTTAATCAAAGTAAGCCATTACATTCTTGTTCTTACCAAGGTTAGCCAGCGCCTGAATACAAGCAAAAACGCTCGCATCAAACAAGTCAATTCTTGCTGTACCGCCATCACCGTCCAATTTCTCATACTGGACAGCATCATCTACTTTCTCGATGGCTCTGACATTGCTGACACAGTATTCATAAGCGTCCGAATGTACATAATAAAATTCTTTATTCTTCACTTTCAATTCAATTCTTCTGAATCCCTCTGATTTCAAATAGAATAGCTGAGGTTGGTCAATCATTTTGAATTTGGCTTGTTTCATTTTGAGCATGAACTCTCTACCAAATTTCCTATCCATACCGACAGCAGCAATTTTGAAGCCTTTCTGTCGCATCTCTATGAACCATTTAACAATGTCATCATAGAGAACTGTTGGAGTGTTGCTCATGGTCAGCCATCCGTCTGATTGCCACCCAAACAGTGGGATGCCATCATCATTGGCTTTCTTTTGAGCATTGACACGAGGAAAGAAAGCGTGTGTGATACAGATATCAACATCTTTTTCACCATCGTTATATACACCATAGAGAGCAGCAGCGGTCAAGTCATGCAGTCTTGAAAGGTCAGCTCCTCCATACCAGCGAATAGGAAGCCTTGCAAGCTCCTCAATTGTCCAGTCATAACAGTCATCACTAGCAATGAACTCATCTGGATTGAAGTAAGCGTTCATTGAGTTAGTAAAGACATTCAGAGTCTTATTGAAAAACTCGTTTCTGGTCTGTGGATCATTCAAGGCCTGTTCTGCTTCTTCCTTGAGGGCTTTGAGTGAGACGGTAACACCCCATGAAGGGTTTGCCATCTTCAACACGTTCTCATCCAAGTAGTCTCCCACATCTCCATCAGTGTCCTGATTTGCCTTACAGATAAAGATGAAGAATGAATCATCTTTGACCAGCTCTTTCAACACCTTCTGACAATATTTCAGACGGTTAGCAAGGAAGCCTGTTGGAATGTCACCGGCTGTTGAGATAACAAAAAGCATACTGTTCCGGTATGCTGACATTGTTTTCTTCATAAGACCGTATTTCTTGGAATTTCTCATGGTGTGTGCTTCATCTAGGATGATGACATTTCCATTGAGAGAGTCAAGCCTGCTTTCATCATTGGCCAGTGCTTGGATAAAGAATGAACCCTCCTCACCAAAATTGGCAGTGATGGAGTGTTCTTGGTTGTTGTCCTTGATACGGATGTTCTTGTCATTCCATCGCTCAACATTGAACCTCAAGAAGCCAAATGCTTCCAAGGCTTGCTTGACAGAATTGGCTACAATATAGCATTTTGAACCGCTATCTGTATCAAGAATCTGATAAGCCAGAGCAATTGCAGCAGTGAAGGAAGTCTTGCCATTCTTTCTGGCAAGCATGATCAAGGCTTCTTTGAAGCGTCTCTCATTTGTTCCCTTGATATAGAATCCAAAGAGATTGACCACCACAAAATGTTGCCACGGTTGAAGTAACAATGGCTTGTTACGGATTGAGACCGCAAACATATCATCACCCTGCTGATGGACAATTGTGTTTTCGATGAAATGAACGACAAAATCAACCATGTCTTCATCCATCTCAAATTCTGGATTGTCCAAATCTCTCAGAAAACGTGATGCTGCCAAAATGTTCTCTTCACAATGCTCTTCCTGATGGTCTAGAACGTGTTGAGCGTATTTTTTAGCTTTCTCCACGTTACCCATCAGACTTCACCCGTTTCTTTTTGATCTCATCCTTGAATTTCAGAACCTCTGTAAGGACTGATCCATTGTCTTGTTCTACTACTTCACCCAATGATTTAGGATTCATCATCAGTTGATTGGAATAGCTGAGTATGTCTTTCCGTAGAATTTCCATCGCTGTCAGGATGGGCACCTTACGTTCATTCTCAGCTCCTGCCTTGTTCACATAGACATCTGTGACAGGATAGCCCATATCAGCATAATCCTGGGCAAGTTTCTTATACTGATATAGCATGCCTGCGAAGATGTCAATGATCATGTCAAATTCTTTGCGATAAGTCCCAAGCTCTTTCATCTGTTTGATGACTTTTGACTTGATTGACTTAGCTGTGACTGGTTTTGCCAAAAACTAGGCCTCCTTCCTGAAATCCCTTTAGTTTTTATCCCCTTTTTGTCTGGAGGCCTCCGACTTGGAAAAAGTTCCCTTCACCGGTTCCCAGACGCTCTGAAAAAATATTTTTCGATGGGGGGGATAATCGAAAAATTCAAAAATTGAAAAATTGAAAAATTCGATTTTTACAAAATTTCATTTTTTCGATTTTTGTAAAAATTCAAAAATTCCCTTTTTCGTTTCTTTTGCCAAAAAATTCCTTGACCAATAACTTTATCATTGGTTCTGTCATGAAAAGTATTGTGTCGCTTGTTAGTGAGAGGTAAACAATTCCATTCTTGGAATTCTAGTTCAGGATATTCGGACACTGGAAAAATATGATGAACCATTTCAGCCGGTTCTGATATTCCATATCTCAAACTCTCTTGACATAGATAATTATATTTTCTTAGAATCTTATCTCTGAACTTCTCCCACTTCTTTGTCTTCAAAGAAGGTCTGACAATTTTGTTATACATCTAATCCTCCTCACACAAAAAGGACAGACCAAACTGGTTGGCTGTCCCTCTCATACTTGAAGCTATGCTAACATAATATTTTATTTTATGTGAGAAAACAAGAGCTTATTTTCTCATTTTCAATCTGTGTTGAAATTGTCACCGATCTTCAAATGTTCGAAATCTTTTTTACTTACTTTAAAATCTTCCTCAATATTTTTGTTTCCTGATTTTCCTTTAACGGTTATAACGTATTTTCTATCAGTTTTCATTGGAACTAATATTGTTGTCTTGCCAGATGAAATTGGCATCAATATCGTTGTTGGTTCCTCTATATGTTTATCAGTAATGATTCCGCTTGAAAGCTTATGACATGATGTTAGTAATACCATGAAAATTAAAATACATAAAAATTTTAAATATCGCATCACTCTACTTCTTTCACATTTTTTTGGAATGGTGTTCCTTCCCAACGTACAAGGATACTTGAAACGGTTGTGCAGAATGTTTCATCTTTACAAATTGAATATCCTACAATCTCATATTTCAAACCTGGATTATTCTTGATATCCGTGTTCAATTCATTTACTGCACTTTTTAGTAACGGAATATCTGTGTATTGCTTTATCGTTATACTGTTGTTCATTTCTTTTCCTCAACTTCCTTCGGTCTCAATCCTATAAAATGATATTCTAGTGTTGGGTTCTCAAAAATGTTCCCAATGATTTCAGCTTTATCCAATACATCTGGTTCATAAGGTGAAATACAATCTGGGTCCATGACATTTAGACATTCAAGATAGAAACCATTTCCAGATAGTACTTTCTTTTCTTCATAGTAGCGATATTTCCCAAAGCGGACAATAGCTTTTACAAAATCAATTTGAAGGACATCCCCTACAAATATTTCTCTGCCTTCTTTGTCATAAGTGCGTGTTGACTGAGTAATGTATTTCAAATCTTCGAAGTGCTTCCATCCACTTCCCTCATAGTAGACTACTGGGCAATTACGGTTTTCATCATTTTGATCACAATTGCCTACCATGACCCTGTAAAACATTTTTTGTTTTTCTTCGTCCCATGCTCTAAATTTTGTATTCATTCCGTTACCTCCTCAATTTCAATTCCTTCACAATCAAAGACCCAACCCAATCCAAGCCCTTCAAGTTGTTTGCGTGTAAATCGAGTAGCTAAATCTCCTAAAGAAAAGAATATTTTCTCGTACATATTATTATAAAATAGCGGTTGTTTTGTTGCACTCATCTTCACTATATACCGTTTCTCTTTCTCAACTGTGTAGCCATTGATCCAAGCGGCAGCAAGCGTTTCTTGATTACGTTCGTGATAAACCCATCTCAGAAGTTCTTCATCTTCTTCGTCTTCTATACGCTTAAATAAATCTTGAAAATCCCAATCATTCTCTATGGCATATTTAATATAATCCGCCACAAACTGCGGGACTGGGACTTCCTGTGGTTTGTCTAGTTGTTCTATAGATCCCAATATCCAATTTCTATTTACTGTGACTGTATCTGCTATAGGACCTTCTAAATAAGGCAGCTCCGAAATACGTTTTATCAACTCTTGTTTATTCATTCTTCCATCTCCTTTGGTGGTTTTGGATAACTCATCCAGAATACTGTATCTTCATAAGTGTTTTCAAATCCAACACCGTTCCCAAAATCAATCCAGATGTCAGTGGTTATCTCTTGGGTCTTTGGATTGTATACAAGAACTTCCTCGTCAATTTCTGGAGTTTTACCATCCCAAACATAATCAAATCCATCCCCAAATATTTCTTTATCGTCTTCATAGATATCTCTGGTTGTCAATTTATTCCATTCATAAAGTGCCACAGTTATATCTGATGTTCTTTTTGCAGTAGCCATTTTTCACCCTCACTTTCACATATCTTATATTTTGTTAAGCTCGCCTTGTTTCTGAAATCCTTTTAGAATATGGCTTTCATTCGTTTCTCTTTTCTTAGCTTATGCCTAACTCATTATGTTAATGTCAAAAACATAAAAATTAAATAACAAAGTTTCTCAAGGCATCATCTAATTCAGCTTGCTCAATTCCTATATATCTCAGTGTAATCGCTGGAGATGAATGATTGAACATTTTTTGTAATGTGCCTACATCCTTTGTTTTGTTGTAGTATTTATATCCAAATGTTTTGCGCATCGTGTGCGTTCCCACGTTATCAATGCCCAATTCTTCAGCAGCCTCATGGATGATCTGGTAGGCTCGTTCACGAGTGATGGCCCTGTTTCCTCCTTGTCTGCTTTTGAATAAGAAATGATGGAATGGCTTCCCTTCAACATACTTCCTCATTTCTCGTTTCAGTTCTTTTGTCATTCTACGGGAAATCTGCTTGCCAGTCTTTCTCTCTCGTAGCTTGATGTGCCATCCCTGAACATCTTTGACTTTGAGTGTGAGGATATCACCAACACGCAAGCCTGTATTGAGACCAGTGATGAATAGCATGTAATACATTTCATTCCATTCTCTCAGATAGTCTTTCATCGCTTGAATGTCATCCGTGTCTTTAATGGGTGAGACCTCTTCCATACGGTTCCCCCTCTCTATATTAAAATTGATTTTCATAAGGAATTGGGAGTACAGGAATTGAACCTGCATCTGCTGTTTTCCGCCAGCATGCTCTAACCTTTTGAGCTAACTCCCTAACCACTATTAGGAGACCTCTCTCATCCATGATGTGATTATCATGAACAAGATTATAGTATTTTATTTTGTGTGAGAATACAATAACTTATATTCTCAATTTATAGTACACCTTTCATTCTGGCATACGTTTCCAAGATGCCAGCACGCTTGCGGTAAATTGTAGCATTGCTGACAAATTGCTTTTCTGCGATTTCTTCCCAATCAAGATTAGCTTGCCCCCATCTTAGATAGAAGATGTCAAGTTGTTCGCCTGTTAATTGCTTCTTGAAGGATTCAACAGTCTCTTTGAACAGCTCAAGATTCTTTAATGTCACATCAGTAGCGAATTTCATCACTGTATTTTCAGTTGGCTTGCTGATTCCTGATTTTCCTCCCCCAACTAGATCATCACCGTTCTTTGCCATCAATTCTGCTTTGCGTGTCCAGATTGCCCGGTCAATTCCACGAAAATTGAATAATTCTTGGTCAAGGTTGAACAACTCTCTATTGTTTAATTTTTTCATCCAATAACCTCTCTTTGATAGATTTCTACTATCCCTTTCCCTTTTAGTCTTTCACAGTGAGCAAGTGCTTCATGTCTTGTCTCAAATTCAGCTTCAGTGTATTCGGCCAAATGTTTAGGATCAATCCAACTTGAATGACCATGATATTTTCTTACAACATACATTTTCATTTATTTCTCCTGTTTTTGAACACCACACTGAAGGCCCACAGGAAGCCAGCGAACCAAACAAAAGCTAACAACAAATAAATAAAATTTTGAAATTCCATAATAAATCCTACTTATCCCATATCATTTTAGCTACCACTAAAATCAGAACAGAAATTACTAGATCAGCTATTGCAGGCAGAAAGACATAGAACCAGCTCCAAGAGATTACACCTAACAATTTTAAAGCTATTAATAATAAAGTTAACCAACTAATAAATCCCATCAATCTACCTCCTCAATCTCAATACCCGGACAATCGAATACCCATCCAAAGCCAGCGGCTTCAATCTCTTCTCGTGTATGTTCCCTACTTTGTGTGTAAATGTTGCTATAAAAACGAAGTCCGTTCCTTTTTGTATCAACCAAATAATCAACTTCTTTGGGGTTGCTTTTTAATTTTACTCGATACCGCTTTCCTTCATCGATCTCGTAGCCGTTGATCCAAGCGAGAGCGAATAGTTCGGAATTATCCCAGTACCATTCTGCCACTTGGTCAGGCATGCATGCATCTATTGAGTAGGACAGCGTATGACCTAGTTTTTTCTGTTCTGTGATAAATTCATCTATACGCTGCGGGATTGTGACTTTCTCACGCTCCAAAGCACCCTCAAGCTTACCTTGCTTATACCCTTCATGATATTTATGCAACCCATAACTGCTTCCCAGCTCATTTAAAATTCCATTGATCCATACTGCTTGAGTGGCAAGATCAAAGTATTTAATTCGTTTGATAACGTCTTTCAGTTTTATTTCATCCTTCTTGACAATTTGATCTGCACTTATAGCACACTCACTCGGTATTTCTACCCTTTTGCCACCATCAAGCCTTACAGCGATTTGTAGCGAATCAACTGTTGAACGAACGAATCCGTCATACGTTCCGTACAATACAACTCTAGTCCGATCTTCCATGTTTTTTCTCCTTTTTTAAAAATCCTTAGAATGGTAATTTGTCATCTGTAATGTCCATTGGGCTTGCAAAGATTGGTGGCATCTGGTCAGTCATACTGTTTTGGTTTGCGGTATTATCACGCTTCTCCAAAACTTGGAAATTCTCTGCGACAACCTCAGTCACATATACACGCTGCCCCTGCTGATTCTCATAATTTCTCGTTTGGATTCGTCCAGTGATTCCTACAAGCATTCCTTTTCTTGTCCAATTGCAGAACCGTTCTGCTTGTTCTCGCCACATCACACAGTTGATGAAATCTGCATCATATTCATCATTTGCATTTTTGAAATTTCGATTACATGCAATATTGAATTGAGCGGTTGCAATGTTGCTTGGTGTGTAGCGTAGTTCTGCATCTCTGGTCAATCGACCAATAAGAGTCACATTGTTGATCATTATTATCCTCCGACATTATTAATTTCAGCAGCTTCCTTGACTGCTTCTGCTTTCTTGCGTTCCTGCATTTGATATTCTTGATTTAATTTATTCAAGATGACATCTTGTGCAGTGTTCTGTTCCGCCATTCTTTGAATGCTCAATTCATGCTCCTGAATCGTCCATTCCATATCTTTGATCTTGTTTTCTTGATCTACTAATCTAGAATTGAGATTGATAGCAATGACTAGTGAAACAACAGCCAATGAAATCAAGTTGATAATTAGCCAATTAATCTTACTTTTCATATTCAATGACCCTTTCTATTCTGTATTGGCCGGCTTCTCTTCCTTGTTCATTCAAGTGTATATAATACTTGAGCATTGACACATCTTTGCCAGTGATCTTGCTTAATTCTTTGAGTGGAGCTGTACAGATGTATTCCCCTTGATCGTATAATCTATAATCTGTTAATTCTTCTGGATCTCCCATCAATGTCTTCTCATCAATGTCGAAGAACTTGCACAATTCTTGAACATGAGCTGGTTTTATATTTTTGTTCGTGATCCATTCCTGAATTGTGCCTTGATGTCTATTCAGTTTTCTTGACAGCTCTTTGCGTGTTAGTCCTTTACCAAGAATCAGCAATTGCAATTGTTGACGGAAGTGATCCATCTGATTTCTTGTGTAATCTCTCATGTTGTCACTCCTGTTTGTTGCTATTCTTCAAATCTTCAATAAGCCATTCAAGATATTTCTTAGCTTTATCTAGATCTTCAAGACCGTTCTTCTTCTGGAATCTACATAGATACTTGATAGCATTTCCCCAATAAAAACCCTGAACTCCTTTCAGGTTTCCTGCAAAGTTCCGGATGACATCAATTGATTCCAAACCATATTCACCACAATAATGATTTGGCTTATTCACTGAGTCATTCATCTCTTCTAAAATTTGTTCAAATGACCGTTCTTTCATTTCAATCTTTCCTCCTTAATCCAGATACCATCTACCAATCTTCCTTTGCGGTCCTTAATTTCTTCATAGGCTTTATTTAAGCATTCCACAAAATCATAGTTAAGAATTTGAGAGATTCGCATCAACTCATGTACTACACTTTTAAGTTGATAGCCTTGACGGTTGAAATATGACACCAAAGCTTGATCCAACAGCAATACAAAGTAATCTTCTGTCTTTGCAGCTTTTAAGAAACTGAATTTTTCTTGTTCTGGAAAGATTTCTTTTGTGTTGATACCAAGTTGAAGAGTCAACCCAATCAATACCACAGTGATGTCTCCAATGCTGTCTTTGGTCACTTCTTCATCTTTTTCAGCAATGCCTCTTGACAGCTCCCCAATTTCTTCATAGAGCTTCAGGAATTGCTTATTGGGTTCCTGAGTGTGTAAGTTGCGGTCATAGAACCATTTTTGAACTTTTGAAATTAGATCCTTTAATTTGTTATTTTCCATTTGTTAATACCTCCGACTTTCCATAGTTTCAGGGAATTTGTAAATGTGTTTGCTTGCTCCCTTAAAGATTCGGTCAGCAAGTGCTTGATTGTAGATTTTTTTGATGTCATTGCTTGACAAGTTAGTGTTGAAGAATGTTGTTTGCCTGTTGTCTAAAATTTTAAACAGCACTCTTTGTCTCCATTCACTAGCTTCTTTTAGATTGGCGCTCATGCTACTTTCTTTTCCTAAATCGTCCAAGAATAGAAAATCAACTTTACTGAGTAGATCCACAGCGTAGCTCTCTGTGAAGTCTCCTCGACCATTGAAGCTTTCTTCAATTTTATTGAAGAGAGCTGATGTTGAGATGAAGATCACACTTTTTGGATTCTCGCATTCTTTTGATTTCTCATTCAATGCTTTTGCTAATCCAATGGAGAGATGGCTTTTGCCAATGCCAGGCGGCCCACTCAGAATCACATTCCCTGTTTCAAATTTCAGATAATCCCTCAGCATCCGTTTCATGAAGTTCAGAGCTTGCTCATTAGTTGAATTGTCTGCTGTATAATTCTCTAATGTCTTATCTCTCAACTCTTGAGAATAGATGCTTTCTCTTTCAAATACTTTGTAAGTGTGAGACAAGAGGGCTTGGATTTTTGCTTCCTGTCTCAAGAGAGATTCTATCTTCAGGATTTCTTCTTTTTCGCATTCAGGACAAATCTCAATGATCTGTTCTGATCCACTGATCTTCACTTTTGCATGTTGGATTTGACAGCCATGCTTTTCACAAGATGTAATTTCTTCATTCATTAGAATCCCAACCTTTCATCTTGTTTCTGAACATTTGGTTGTTTAGGCATTTGCTGATTACGGTATTTTTCAAATTTACTAGCATTGAAGAGTGTGTCTGGTGTTAAGTATTTAGACATCTTTGTGTTGTCCTTCCATTCATTTGTCTTAACATCAATCACATATTTGAAATCTTCAATTGTGTAGTTCTCACTTAATCTTCCATTGATTAGTCTTTGAGTTGACTTGCTAGTTGGTTTAAAATGTGAACCGATTTTCTCATTTAGATATTTGATAATTTCTTCATAGACATCTGGTTGGGGCTTTTGCCCCTTATCTATATCTATATCTATATCTATATCTATATTTCCGTTGCCTTTTGTTGCAGTGGTGTTGCATTGCAACAGTTTTTGCGTCTCCCGATGTTTGCGAGATCTACGGGTGCTTGCTGTTTCACTGCCTACCATCTCAGGGACTTGTTCAAGATTGAACTGGTAATTGTCTGATGTTGTCAACAGTTTTTTCTTAGTCAAGAACATCAATGTCAATCTGATTGCTTCAGGATCTTCATCAATGATGAGTGATAATTCTTCAGCTAGATCTTCAGCTAATCCTTCAAAATACAATTTTCCTTGTTCGGCTAGACTTGCAAGCATCATCTTCAAATAGATGATTGTGATCTCTTCTCCTCCGGGAAGTTTCCGCATTAGCTTCATTTCCTTGGAGTTGAAGAAGCCATCTTTTAGTTGTAACCAGTAATATCTACGGTTTTCAGTTACCATTCATCAGGCCTCCTTGTTTGCAAATTTTGCGTATTCTTTGAGGAAGTATAGCTGGACAGTTCCAAGACTCCCATGCCTATTTTTTTCAAGGATGAGTTCTGTCACATTGTCTGGCTCTTCTTGTTCATCTCGCTTGTAGTAAGCTTCTCTGTATAAGAAAGCTACTATGTCAGCGTCCTGCTCAATTGATCCAGATTCCCTCAAGTCTGAAAGTATAGGTCTCTTATCATTCCGTTGATCAACTCCACGAGATAACTGACTGAGAGCGATGACAGGGACTTTCAATTCTTTGGCTATGATCTTCAATTGTCTTGAAATTTCAGAGACTTCCTGTTGTCTATTCTCTCTTCCTCTTCCTTCGATTAGTTGAAGATAGTCAATCACAATCAATCCTAAACCGCCATTTTCTTGAGCCAGTCTTTTGGCCTTTGATCTAATTTCTGAAATCCTGATTCCTGCTGTATCATCAATGAAGATCTTCCCTCTTGCTAGTCGTTCCTGTGCTGAAATCATTCTGCGCCATTCGCTCTCAGAGAGATTCCCTGTTCTGACATGATACGATGGAATCAAGCCTTCTGCTGACAGCATACGCTCCACCAAGCTTTCTGCTCCCATCTCAAGCGAGAAGATTGCTACTGCTTTATCTGAACTTTTGGCCACGTTCTGAGCGATGTTCAGGGCAAATGCTGTCTTCCCCATTGCAGGCCTTGCAGCGATAATGATCAAGTTATCTTCATGAAGGCCTGTTGTGATTTGGTCAAAATCAATGAAGCCTGTTGAGGTTCCTGTCACATCACCAACTTTCTGAGAGCGTTCATCTAGAATAGACTGTGTTGAATCAATCACATCAATGATGGGCCTGAATCCTTTTTTCTGCTCGTTTGAAATTGTTGACAAATTCTGCTCAGTTTGAGAAAGGATCTCATTCAAATCTTTTTGGCCATCGTAAACGCTTGAAATGCTCTGGCTCAAGTCTTCAATGACTTTTCTGGCTCTTGACTTTTCAGCAACTACTTTTGAATAGTGTTCTATATGGGCGCTTGTAGGGACTGCGTTGATAAGACTTGCAAGAAATGCCATTCCTCCGACTTGTTCAAACTGTCCAATAGAATCAAGGGCAGATTTGACAGATACGGGGTCAATTGGATCTCCTTTGTCTGATAGATCCTGCATGATGTTGAATAGCATCCCATGAGATAACTTGAAGAAACTATCCTTTGTCAAATATTCGGAAGCAATGTGAATCTTATCAGGATCAAGGAAAATTGAACCTAACACAGCTTGTTCAGCTAGAAGATCATGAGGCAGTACATTCATATTTTCTGCCATTTAATAACTCCTATCTGCGATAACCGAAGCGCATTGCTTCCCGTGCTTCTTGGATGCGTTGTTGTTCTTGAATCATTTTCTTGAGTTCTCGTTTTGACTCTTTGCATCGTTCGCTGATTGCGCTGATAATAATCATTTGAAGCAAGATCACCATGATCAACAAAGCAATAATAATTTCTAGTAACATTTTTAATTCCTCCAGTATTCATTCAAGTTAACAGCCATGATTGCTGCTAGGTTCTTTTGTTCTGTCAAGATTTGGCGCTTGTAGGGTGCCAATCCCTCATTCCGTTCTTCATCATTTTTAGGAAGGTAATACCCATTGGGCTTTCTCTTCTTTGCAACTATGGGATGCCCAAAATTTACACGTAAGCTTTCAATGATGTTTTCTATCGTTCTCTTGCCACAGTGAAATTTTTTTCTGAGCTGAAATGCTGTAACTGGCATTTCGTTTGTTGCGTATTTTTTGATGTAGTTAAGGATATTTGCTTCTGTGGCTGTCATATCTCTAGATATTGCCATGTGCGGCCTCCTTGTGTTATAATTGTTTTAGTAATTTTGTTAAGCGCCTGATTTTTCGGGTGCTTTTTATTTTTGCATTGACCGACAAAACCGCTGAACATCTTCCAGATTGTAAAGGTATTTCCCGCCTTTTCCAGATTGCTGAAATTGAAATTTCCCTTGGTCTCTCCATTCCTCAAGTTTTGTTCTTCCCCAACCGGTGGATGCTTGAAGCTCTTTGATGGAGACCCATGTGATCTGTCTTGATGTTCTTTTTTTAGCTTCATCTAATGCTTTGATATTTAATTGAACCAGCTCTTCAAATAGTTTATCTTTGAACTCTGGACCAAATAATTCTAATACCATTCAAACTTCCTCACAGTTCTTCTGAATCGACCCATGTTTCATCAATACCTAAAACATCACAAACACGGTTCTTCAGTTTGTTGCTACCTTTACCGTATTTGAGCAGTTCGGAAATCGTGGGTTTTTTCACACCACAAGCACGGGCTAAATGTGTTTGTGTCATTCCTTCTGAAATCAGTTTATCTTTGACTAACTGAATCCATTTTTGATGTTGTTGGCTCATTTCTGATCCTCCTTTTTAAAAATATTTAAAAAGTTAGCGAATTTCTTGACATTGATAAATAAATTTATTAAAATCAAAACA